CTTGGGTTTGATCTCGATGATCTATTTTTTGATTTGCCCATTCGTTTCTCGTACCTTAATATAGAAATCGGGAAAGTATCTGTGAATTCTATTATCGATAGGAGAACGATAGGGAAGGGCAATCTCTTCACTTCCCCACTCAAGAATATTTTTATTTTTATCACAGTAGACCATAAACTTTCGCTCCCATAGAGAACGATAGATTATGTTTGTTGGGTCACCTTTGTATTTCTGTGGGTATGATGGTTGAAATTTTCCCTTATATGACATCTAAATACTTAATAATGTAGGCTCCATTAGAGATATTTAGATGGCATCGAAAAACGATACTTACATATCAAATCTTGATGGCAGTGATATCAAACGTTACTTTGGTGACCTTGCTCTTACAAATCAATATCAAGTCAATATTAACGGTCTTTCTGACCAATTGATGGCTCATTTAGGATTATATTATAATTTTACTGCTCTTGATGATGTTGGTATATTGTGTACTGATGCCAATTTACCAACCAGTAGTTTTGCTACTTCTGAAGTAAAAGATAATTTCATGGGAGTAACTCAAGAGTTTGCCCATACTAGACTTTATACTGATCTCGACTTTACTTTCTATATTGATAAAGATTATAATACTTTGAGATTTTTTGAAGGATGGATGGATTATATTTCTGGTGGTAATGTTAAAGGAGAACCAGCAGCAAATAGTACTCCAGATGGAAACATTTATAGAAGATTTAATTATCCAAAGTATTATAAAACAAGTAGTTTGTACATCATTAAGTTTGAAAAGGATGTAGCATCAGATTTAAAACCAAGATTGGAACATAATTATAGATTGAAGTATCAGTTTATTAATGCTTTCCCAAAAGCAGTATCAGCATTACCAGTTTCTTATGGTCCAGCAGATTTATTGAAAGTCAATGTTACCTTTAATTTTGATAGGTACATTACCACTAGAGATGAAACAACAACCATTATTCCATCATCAGGTCAAGTTAGAAGAGCAATTCGATCTACCGTTAGAGATCAACAACCACCTCAAGAAAGACCACTAGAACCAACATCTGCTGAAGAATTAACTGCAGAACAACTTAGACAAAGGGCATTTGAAACGAGTATAAAGGCTGGTCAAACTAATAGAAATAGAAATACCACAGTCAGAGGACCTAGAGAGAGATAATAAATAATCACAACTGAAGTTATTATAGGTTATCATGCCTTTACCAAAAATTAACACGCCAACATATGAGTTGGAATTGCCTTCTACTGGAAAGAAAATTAAGTACCGCCCCTTTCTAGTCAGAGAAGAAAAAATCCTCATCATGGCATTAGAGTCTGAAGATATGAAGCAGATTACTAATGCTATTGTACAAATTCTTTCCGATTGTATTTTAACAAAAACTGTCAAGATACAGGAACTTTCGACGTTTGATATTGAATATCTGTTCCTAAATGTTCGTGCCAAATCTGTTGGAGAAACTGTCGAAGTCAATATCACCTGCCCAGATGATGGTGAAACAATGGTACAGGTAGAGATTGATATTGATTCTATCAAAGTTCAAAAGAATAAAGATCATAAGAATACCATTAAATTAGATGATAATCTTTCGATGAAGTTGAAGTATCCTTCATTGGAGCAATTTGTTGAAAATAATTTCGAAACTAGTGAAGAGGTTAGTGATGTAAATAAGTCTCTAAGTATGATTACATCATGTATTGATATGATCTATGACTCTGAGGAATCGTGGAGTGCTTCGGACTGTACTAAAAAAGAACTAGAAGAGTTTGTAGAACAGTTGAACACCAAGCAGTTTAAAGAAATTGAAACATTCTTCTCTACAATGCCAAAACTTTCACATACTGTGAAGGTCAAGAATCCAAATACCAAAAAGCAATCTGAAGTTGTTCTGGAGGGACTCGCAAGTTTTTTCAGTTAAGTATGGCTCATACTAACCTTGAGTCATACTACAAACTTAATTTTGCCTTGATGCAGCACCATAAATACTCTTTGACTGAACTAGAAAATATGATTCCCTGGGAAAGGGAAATCTATATTCATTTACTAGAGCAATATGTTGAAGAAGAAAATCTAAAGGCACAACAGCAGCGTGGACATTAATCAGGTTTACAGAGCACCCTCAGTACCGAAGTTAAGTAAGAAGAACATATCTTCCTCGGTTCTTCGTGGTGGCTCTGTGACTTCTGCCACGCCAAAGTTAAAGACGACCAAGTTTAGTTTTATAAAACCAAAGATTTCAACAGAATCTTTAAAGTCTGAAGTATCACCTGTACAGGTTACTGAAACACTTGTCGAAACTAATAGAATTCTTGTAGAGATACAAAAGCAACTTTCTCTTGATTTTGCGATGAGGATCGCAGAAGAGAAAGAGACTATTAAAAAGGTAAAGACTGCAGAATCAAAAAGAAAATTTGCGGCAAAAGAAGCAGCAGTAGAATCAACTAAAAAAATTACTGGTGCTTTTGGTGGAGTAATTAATAAAGTTGCGGCACCGGTAAAGAGTGTCTTTGATAAGATTAAAGAATTTTTTGGATTAATACTTACTAATGTTGTTTTAAATGTAGGATTCAAGTGGTTACAAGATCCTAATAATAGAAAGTTATTTGATACTACAATATACTGGATTGGAAAGGCATTTATCCCTGCTGTTATTACAATTGTAGGATTTAAACTCTTTAAGTGGGTAAGAAGACTTTATAGATTAGGAAGATTTTTATGGAGACTACCTGGTAGATTATTAGGTTTAGGTGCTGGTGCTGGATCTGGTCCTGCTGCTACTACTGGAGGGGGATTATTTAGAACTGCCGATGGTGCCAGAAGAGGAATTACAACTCAAGCAAGCACCTTAAGAGGTGCTGATCGTTATTATGGTGCTGGGAAACCTGGACTGATGGAAATGAACCGCAATCTTGGCGGTGGTGGTCCAGTTCAACAATTTACAAGAACAAAAGGACCATTAGCAAAATCTCTTCAATTTGCTGAAGTTGGTGCCAAGAGAATAGGTAGAAATCTTCTTGGTGCTCTTGGAATGGGACCAGGAAAGAAAACTTTAACAAACACTTTGTTGAAGTTTATGAGACCATTTTTGAAGAGAATACCTTTTGTTGGCGCATTGATTGATTTTGGTCTCTCTGTTGCTCTGGGAGAAGATCCTGGTAAAGCAGCATTTGGAGCAATTGGTGCTGCTCTGCTTGGTGGTCTTGGAACATTCCTTGGTGGACCTGTGGGGACATTACTTGGTGGTCTAGCGGGAGATTGGGCAGGTAGACAATTATATGATTTCTTCTTTAAAAATAAAGAAAACTCTGAATCTGGAGACGTTGAAAAGGTCAAACCAACATCAACAGGGCGAAAAACGAGACAACAACAAAATAGACATGGTCAATCAAGAAAAGATGGTGGAACCATATATGCTTCCAAGGGAATGACAGTTCCTGGTACTGGATCTGGTTTTGTTGATAGTGTAAGGGCAATGCTTGCTCCTGGAGAAGAAGTTATTAGAACAACATCTGCTATGTTGTTCAGACCTCTTTTGAAAGATATCAATGATAATGCTGGAAGATTGTGGTTGACTTTCTCCCAGGCAATTGCAAAACTTGGAAATATTGTACAATATCAACAAGATGTAGCAAAGAACTATGATAAAGTTATATCAAACTTTGATGAATTCTTACAAAAAGAAGTTAGAGAAAGTAAAGGGAAGAAGAAAGAAGGCGGTGGAGGAGGATTTAGACCTGCTCCTAGATCTAGTCCTTCTTTAAAACCAAGTGTAGCAAATGTGAATTTGGTTATGTCAGGATCTTCTGGATCTGAAGGTGGCATGACTGTTATGCCAATTCAACTACCAAAACAGTCTTCCCCTCCACCACAAGTACCAATGCCACAAACTGTGGCTACAGATGCTCCTACTATTTCACCAGTCAATTTCTTGAATCCATACATGATGTTAACACCAGAAATGTACGGAATTTTTGTGTAGTAAATTATGGAAAGTCAAGTAACACAATTAAAACTTAATGTAACCAATATTAAGAGTTATTTGATCAATTCAAATAAACAACTGAAGGCACTTAAACTCCAGAAAAATAATCTATTCACTAAACTAGAAAAACAAAAAGAAGTTAGAGAAAAAGAACAGAGAATAGAAAAAAACAATCTTGGAATTGGGTCTGGATTTGCATCACTTGCTAATACAGTAACATCTCCAGTTAGAAGTATTTTTGATAAAATACTAGATTTTGTTGGATTGATTGCTCTTGGTGTTCTGGTTCAAAAATTACCACAAATAATAGAGCAAATAGATTCTTTCTTTAATAGTGATTTTATAAAATCTGTTGGTGGTGTATTAACAACACTTGGGAATGGTTTTTCAGCAATTGGCACTGCACTTGGCATCATACCAAAACAAAAACAAGATGAAATAGATCGAGAATTAAAAAGTATTGAAAATCTTATTGATAAAGACTTACAAGAATCTTCTCAGTTAGAAGGAGATACTTCAAAGTTAGGATCTAAACCAAATCAACCGAAACAACCAACACCAGGATCGGTTGCAGCTCCTGTAGAAAAGTCAACACCTGTACAACCAGTAAAAATTAAACCAGATAATTCTCCAATAAAACCACCACAAACTTTCTCGCAAGGTGGAACTGTTGTAAGTGAAAAAACTAGCGTAAAAAACAAATTGGGAAGCACTAAACTGAAGCAATCCAAGAGAGCAATGGGTGAAGGATTTACTGAGTTTAGTTCAGTTGTTGATTCTGTTGCTAAACAGTCGGAGAAAGATGAAAAAAATATGCTAGCACTTGCTAGTATGTCTGATAGTTTTAGAGAATATGTAAATCTACCATCAGACAGAAAAAGACCTGGATATAAAGGAAAGGGTGCTAAAGCAGCAGAAGAAGCTGCCGCCCGCAGAAAGCAAACTCAATATCCTGATAGATCTTTTGCTTCTGGTGCCTATATTGGACCAACTGGAGATACTGATGGACAACACACCGGTTTGAATATGAATCTTGCTGGAGGAATTGGAACTCCAATTTATGCTCCATTTGATCTAATCTACAAATCTAGAGGAACTGATGGAAAAGCATCCGTTGGATTACAAGGAACTGCCGATGCTCTTGGTCCAAGTGGCAATGGTTTTGGTTATTATGGAGCATACTATTTTCAAAAAGATGGAAAAGAGTATGAAGTTCTCATGGGACACTTCAAATCTTTACCATATAAAGGAAAGAAAGATGGAGAAGTAATTCCTAAAGGATCTCTTCTTGGATATCAAGGTGCTTCTGGTAGATCAGTATCAGCAGATAATGGAGTTTATCCACACATTTCACTTCACGTCAATGGAGTTGGATTTAGAGCATCTAATTCAGTTTTAGTTGATGTTGCCGATAAAATATTGACTGCTACTCCATCTACAACATCTGCTGGTCCAACAAAAAAACATCAAGGTCCAGTTATTGCAGCTAAACCAAAAGGTGGTGGCAATAGAAGATTAAATAGTACAAGTAAAGGAGGAAGTGGGAGAACGGTTGTTATCTATGCGGTTCAACCCGTAGAAACATATGTTCCTTTTCCAGTTCCATACGAAACATCTGCACCAAGAAAGTCCTCACCATCAACACCAACGTTACCCTCAATATGGAGAGCGTAAGATAAATGGCAAACGCATCACAAGCATCAGCATATGAAATATTTCAACTTGAAAAGAGTGGTAAGTCTCCAGTAGTTATTACTGGAGAAAATCCATATGGTGCTAGAACGTATGATTTTAGTTATTATGAAAGTTTGCTATCTCCAAATATTACTGCTATTTTAACCGCAGTAGATGTTGGTGGATCTGTCAAGTATGATAAAGAATATGATAATCAAGAGAGATTCGGAACGTTAAGTTCTGCTTTTTTAAAGGGAGAAGTTGATGTTAAATTTAAAATAGTTTCAAAACTTGGAGAACTCGACTTCTCAAAAAATCCACTAGTTTTCGATAAGCAAGTAAATCCAGATCAAGAATCACAGCGTGAAGCAATTGTCATGAGTCTTGTATCAAGATCAGCAAAGAAGAATTTAGAAAACAAAGTTGATCTTAGATACTCTGGAAATATAGGGGATTCTGTCAGAAAAATACTTAAGCAATATCTACAGATTTCTGATAATAAAATATCAATTACACCAACAAAAAATCCACTTCCATTCATTGGAAACAGTGAACCACTTTTCGATCTTATGTGTTGGTTAGCATCACAGTCTTCACCAGTTGATGGAAATCCTGGATATTTCTTCTATGAAACTAAAAATGGTTACAATTTTAGATCCGTTGATGAATTGATTTCTCAAGCACCAAAAGCAGAGTATACTATGTCTGCTGTATTGAGATCTGGAATAGAGAATGAAGAAAACGACTTCAAAATTTTGAGAAAGAATGAAATTAAAAGACAAGACTTAATTTCATCTTTGAAGGCAGGCATATTCCAATCTAGACTTATAACTCTTGATCTTAAGAATAGAAAAGTAGAAACTAAAATTTATAAGTTGGAAGATGAGCAACTAAAAAAGTCTTTGGGTAAAAAAGTAGAAATTCCAAATGTTCAAGGATATACAAGAACTCAGTTTCGCATAAAATCTGTTGGAACTTTAGAAAAAACTCCTGCTGGTGAAGTTTATAATGATCCAGTTGAGTGGCAGACAAAGGCATCAATGAGATATAATCTATTATTCACTCAGGTGATACAGATATTAGTCCCATGTAATCCACAACTCGTAGCCGGAGATACTATAATATGCAATTTTGAAACTGTTACACAAGAAAGTAAGACTCAAGGACCAGATCCAGTTCAAAGTGGAAAGTATCTAATTCTAAATCTATGCCACAAATTCAATGCTACAAATTCATACACTTCCTTGACTCTTGTTCGTGATTCCTATGGTCTATATACTAATAAAAACAAATAATGAAGAGTAATACTGGTTCTGCTGGTAGTAATTCAAGAACATTTTATGCTCAGGTTGCTCCTGGGCAAAATGAACATAATAAAAATTCTTCATGGAATGATGCGTGGGGTAGTCGCGTAAAAATAAGAATACCTGCTCTACATCCAAATGATGGAACAGTAAAAGATGAGGACCTCCCTTGGGCATATGTTTTAAAGTCGACATCCAATGGTTCTTTAAATCAATCTTCTACTGGAATATGGGGTGGTGAATGGGTAAA